AAGGCTTATACGAAATTGCTGTATTTAAAGATGGTGAGCAGATCGAACTTCCAGGTGTTACCAATCCTGGAGATACGGTAAAAGGATGGTTGACAAACTCAGATGTTGATGCTATTATAAGTAAAATGTATTTTTTAACAGGCACAACCCCGAGGCAAATATGAGAACACAACCGCAAACTATTATTCGTAATCTAGAAGAAAACAACAGTCGTCTAGAAAAAGAAAAGATTCTACAAGTAGCAGCCGACGAAAGATTGCCAGAGTTTTTTGCAGGTTTGCGTATGGCATTAGATCCGCTTGTAACATTTGGTGTAAAACAGGTTCCTGTACGCTCTGATGTATTGACTGGACAAGGTCTTGCTTGGAATGTGTTTGAAGAACTTGCAAGACAATTACAAGAACGAGAGTTAACTGGACACGCGGCCCGCGATGCTATTGAACTAGCAATGGGTGTTGCTACAACTGAACAATGGAATGGCTGGTATCGTAGAATCCTTATCAAAGACCTACGTTGTGGTGTAAGTGAAAAGACTGTAAACAAAGTAGTACCAGGTACTGTTCCTGTGTTCACTTGCGCTCTTGCTCATGACTCAGCCAAGCACGAAAAGAAAATGACGGGCAAGAAACAGATCGAAATCAAACTTGACGGTGTTCGTGTTATTACAGTTATTCAAGGTGACAAAGTTGAAATGTTCTCTCGTAACGGAAAACAGTTTCACAACTTTGGACATATCATTGCAGAGATTCAAGAAGTATTAAAAGAGCATCCAGTTCCTTATCCGCTTGTACTTGACGGTGAGGTAATGAGTGCTAACTTCCAAGACCTAATGAAGCAGGTACACCGTAAGGATAATGTAGAAGCAAACGATGCTGTACTACATTTGTTTGACACTATTCCGTTAGGATGTTTCCAAAATGGTTTATGGGATAAACCGCAGAGCTTCCGCAGTGCTATTACTAAGGCTTGGGTAGAAGAACACGCAGACGTTTTAAAGCACGTACAAGCACTTGATTGGGAAGAAGTAGACTTAGACACCCAAGAAGGACAAAGTCGCTTTGTAGCGTTAAATAAAGCGGCTGTAGACGGTGGTTACGAAGGTGTTATGATTAAGGACGTTGATGCTCCTTATGAATGCAAACGAACTCATGCGTGGCTTAAAGCCAAGCCATTTATTGAAGTAACATTGGAGGTAAAGGATGTTGAAGAAGGTACTGGCCGTAATGAAGGCAGATTGGGAGCGTTTGTATGCTCCGGGACCGATGATGGAAAAGATATTTGCGTTAATGTCGGTAGTGGGTTTAGTGATGCTAATCGCGATGATTTTTGGAATAATCGTAATGACATTATCGGCAATTTAGTAGAGGTTAGAGCAGATGCTATTACACAAAATCAAGACGGTACTTATTCGCTTAGGTTTCCGAGGTTCAAAACGTTCCGAGGATTTGAAGTCGGAGAGAAAATCTAACATAGTGCGTTGGGATCTAGAACGTGAAGGCTAAACTTGCTAATTTTCCAAATTTAGGTTTTTTGATAGACGATGTTCCTAAGAACATTTTAAAATCATTGAATCAAAAAATTAGTGAAGCTAATATAGATGTAAGCAATATGCTTGCTGGAAATATTTCTAAAGAATATGATTTATTACATGCAAAGGATCTATTAGAATCTTATCTAATAGAGCTTTTTCATTTTTACAACGAAAGTTATAACTACACTAATTTGGTAGATCAAGTCAACCAGCCAGTTCCAATTACTTTAAATAATTTATGGGTAAACTTTCAAGAAAGAGGCGAGTTTAATCCTAGCCATAAACATTCAGGAATAATGAGTTTTGTAATTTGGTTAGATATCCCATATGACATTAAAGAAGAAAGTAAAGATGCAGGAACTTTTGAGTTTGTTTATACAGATATTTTAGGAAATACTATTCCGTATAAAATTCCCGTAGATAAAAACTTTAACGGAAAAATAATTATGTTTCCGAATAGGTTAATGCATTCTGTTTATCCGTATTTTTCTACTGAAAAGCAAAGAATAACAATAGCAGGAAATTTAGCATTAGATGTAAAATCTACCAAACAAGGTTGACTTTTTTACAAATAACATATATACTAACAAAACTTAACAGTTAGGAGACTTATGCCGTGGCGATTCCAAAAACAAAAAAGAAAGCACCTAGAGCCGCTCCCAGAGTAAAAAGGGGAGCAAAACTTACCGCACCTAGTTGGCAAGGCTGGGAAGAATGGACAGGTGAAAAATATCATCGATTCCGCGACGGCACAAGAGCATTTTATTACGAAAACTATAAGCCCGTAGATTTGTATCCTGCAATATATAAATGGATGCAAGATTCAGGCGAGTATTCCAAGGAACAAATCAAACATTGTAAAGCGGCACCTGCTAGTACTTTAAGTATTACTGCGGCAATTACCGCAAAGATGCTGTTAGACGGAATGCCTGATATAAATCCAAAAGAAGCAGAATATTGGGAAAGTTTGCCCGGAACAATGGGACAACTAAAACCTAGCACAGAGTTTTTAAAGAAAAAGATTGAGTTAGGTATTGAAGCAGGTAGTAAGACAGTTGAAGTTAAAGCAAAAGAAGAAAAAGAAAAAGCAAATGTTTATGTGCCTACCATCCAAGAACGTATTAGAGATCAAGCATACGAAATGGCAGAACCTATCGATGAATGGCTAGAAGGCTGGACTGTAGATAAAGAGTCATTTGATCCTAAAGGTTTTGATTTTAAAGCATATTTTAAAAAGATTCAGCCTAGTCAAGCGCATTGTCGTAAGATGAAATCTTTTTGGGAGAACGATCTATTAGATTTTAATGAACTAGAACGTATGCCTACAAAAGGACAACTGGCTAAGATGAGCGAAGAAGATGCTGATCAGTGGGAACAATTAAAAGAAGGCTACAATCATCTTAAGAAAGCAGACATTGCTAAGTATCGTAAAGCAATTGAAACTGTCAATTCAGAACTAGACTTTATTATTGAGCAGGCAAAAGCAACACGCAAACCTCGCAAGCCTAAAGCACGTTCAGCAAGTAAAATAATTGAGAAATTAAAGTTCTGTAAAGCAGATGACAAGTTTTCACTTGCAAGTATAGATCCTACCCTCATTGTAGGTGCAAGCGAGCTTTGGGTGTTTAATGTAAAAACTCGAAAACTAGGCAAATATATTGCGTCTAACATAGATCCTACAGGACAACAACGTGGTGATTCGGGACTAAGTGTAAAAGGCACAACAATTATAGGTTTTGACGAAACATTAAGTATACAGAAAACCCTACGTAAGCCGCCAGAACAATTAAAAGAATTTAAAGATTCGGGCAAGGTAAAATTGCGTAAGTTTTTAGATGATATTAAAACTACTGACACAAAACTCAATGGTAGGTGTAATCCTGATACAGTACTTCTAAAGGTTTCCTGATAAATACTGTAGTTAGAACAGGAATAATAGATGACTGATATTAGAAAAAGCCTTAACGCACTTGCAGATTCTATTGAAGCAATAGAAAACCGTCCTGAACCTACTGTCAAAATACATGATAGAGAACTAAGCGGTAATAAAATTAATGGTGGATTAATAACCAACTTTTCAAGTGTTGGTATAAAAGATAATGCATCTAGAGAAACAATAGTAACTGTCAAAGACGATGGCATACATGTATCTGTAGCACATATAGATACAATAAACAACGCTTTAAATGTTAAGGGTAATCTAAAAGTAGACGGTGAAATCCATGCAAAAAAATTGCATGTAGACGAAGTTTCTGCTGATGTTCGTAACGAAAGAACAAGTCCTTTAGAATTCAAAGGAGGCGACAAGCCTGCATATGGAAAAGGAATAATTTGGACTGGCGGAAAATATACCAAACAGTTTATACTACAAGGTAGCGAAGATAGACTCTGGTCTACTGAAGATTTAGATCTAGCAACCGGCAAATCATATCGTATTAATAATATTCCTGTAATATCTGAAACTGGGCTAGGACCTTCTGTTGCAGAAAGTAATCTAAAAAAAGTAGGACCGTTAAGAGAGCTAAATGTTGTAGGTGATCTAACAGTTGATTATTTTTTAAGATACGATAGCGGACTTAAAAGATTTAGCCTAGGAGCAGAAGCACCTCCGGGCATGTTTACACTTGAAAGTCAAAGTCATCAATTTGTAATTGATTCTGAATCTACTGGTGATTGGAAATTAGGTACTCATAGTACAGGTAAACTATCTTTAATTACAGACGATACTGCAAGAATTAGCATTGATCCTACTGGTGCAGTTACAATACACAATAAAACTGTAGTCCAAGGTAAAATGGGCATAGGTGTTAAAAACTTTATAGACGATGCAGATCTAACAGTTGCCGGTCCGATTAGAATGCAAGATAAAAAATTCGAAGTTTCTAATGCTATACCTACATCAGGTGTTTATAAAAAAGGTGACATTGTTTGGAACAGTGAACCTAAGTCAGGCGGAACGGTTGGATGGATTTGTCTTAGAGATGGCACTCCAGGCGAATGGAAATCATTCGGTAATATATCTTAATACTGATATATAATTCTTTGAAATATCCCTATAAATAATTATGCTGAACAACAATTTCAGATGAGGGAGTATAAATGAACAAAACAGAACAACAGGCACGTTGGTGGAAGTATGCGGCGTGGACAGCACCATTTGTCGCACTAGCCATCGTCTTAGGCGAAATATTATTAGGCTTTGATTCATTAGTTAATATCACGTCAGTAACTATTGTAGTCATTTTTATCGCAACCAGTGTATTCTGGTGGTGGTGGGCGATAAGTAAAATAGTGTATATGATACAATGTGCTAATCGAACAGAAGAAAACTTTAGAACACTTAAAGATGAACTAAAAGAGATCAAAAAAGATGTGGGCAATAGGCAATGGCGAGAGCCGATCAACAATTGACATAGGCAAATTAGACGGCCAAAAGGCAGGCTGTAATGCTATATACCGAGATTATTATACAGACTATCTTGTATGTGTTGATAAACGTATGATGACTGAGGCTTTGAGAGCAGGTGCAAATACACAAGGCACATTAGTTTATACCCGACCTGAGTGGTATAATAGTTTTAAAACACTTCATGTAAGAACAGTCCCGGACTTGCCATATAAAGGCAACGAAAGATGGGATGAACCCTTTCAATGGGGTAGCGGACCGTATGCTGTACTCATTGCGGCAATGTATACTAAACTAAAAGAAGTCAAACTTATAGGCTTTGATTTAGGAAGTAGTACAGGCAAAGTTAATAATGTTTACAAAGGCACACCTAATTATGATGATGCTGACAAGAGAGCAGTAGATCCTAGATATTGGATACATCAAATTGGAATGGTATTCAATTGTTTTTCAAAAGTAAAATTTACAATCTATCAAGACAACTGGGAATTACCAAAAGCCTGGAATTATCCTAATGTAAAGGTTGACACGATAAGTAATATATCGTATACTAGTTAACATTATAGGACTTGGCGTCAACCCTTCTAATTCTGCCGCCATTATTAATTACAGGAGATAATAATGGGTAAACATTACAGTACAAAACATTACGGACACAACATTGGTCTATCAGCAGTGTTCCGTCAACCAAACGCAGATCATTCACACTGTCATTTACTACACGGTTATAGTCTAGCATTTACATTCACATTTGGATGTGATGAACTAGACAACAAAAACTGGGCAGTAGACTTTGGAGGACTTAAACCTTTGAAGGCTTGGCTAGAAGATAACTTTGATCACAAACTATGTGTAGATTCTGCAGATCCAAATATCACTGATTTATACGAACTTGAAGAAAAAGGATTATGCGAAATTAGAGAGTTTAATGGTGTAGGAGCAGAAAAATTTGCACAACACGCATTTAACTTTGCAGACAAACTAATACGCGAAGCAACTGACAATCGTTGTTATTGTGTTAAAGTAGAATGTGCAGAACACGGAGCAAACTCGGCTATCTATGAGGCATAACTTTTGGCAAAGAAGTACATTGAAGGCGAATCAAAACAACAACGTAAGGCTCGCAAAGCAAAAGAAAAAGCACTAAAAAGTGCTAAGGCGCAAAAAACTGTAGTAAGCACTGATTTATTCCCGCAGAATAGTGTAGAGCCTAATAATTTTGTGCTATGTATAAAGCATGGTACAAAGTATTCTTACGATTACGTTAACAGACTGTATAATATGGTGTCAAGAAACTGCACCTTAGATTACCAGTTTGTATGCCTTACAGATAATAACCTAGGACTAGATCCAAATATAAGAGTTTTGCCTATTCCTAACGGCCTTGAAGGTTGGTGGTGTAAACCATACATGTATAGTAATGACTTGCCGTTAAATGGTACTATTCTTTATATGGATTTAGATGTAGTTATTTCAGGTAATATAGATAAGTTGTTTACTTACAAGCCAGATAGATGGGCAGTGATTAGAGATTTTTCTAGAGCAATGCGTCCTACATGGCAAAAATATAATTCAAGTGTTATACGTTTTAGAACAGGAGAATTAGATAGAGTTTGGAAAAACTTTATAAGTGATAAAGTTACGGTTCAAAGACGTAACTTTGGAGATCAAGATTTTTTGTATACCGAAACTCATAATACATATCCTGCAAATCTTTTTCCAGATGCATGGATAAGAAGTTGGAAATGGGAAATTAGAAAAACAAAAGATTTTAAGCCTGGTCAGACACGAGGTAATAGAACATTTGCACGAACTGAAAATGTTAAACCTGGACCAGATTGTTGCATTGCAGTTTTCCATGGAGACCCAAATCCCCATAACTGCGATGATCCTTGGGTAGTAGAGAACTGGAAGTAAAAGTGTTAAAGAAGTTAGATAAAAATATTGTACAACATGTAATCAAGGATGATCCTGTCCGTCCTCATATCAGTGCAGATTGGAGGACACGACCTGGACGAGAGGTTTACGGATTGTACAATGAAGAAGCAAACAAATTGAGAGCAGTAATTTGTGTTGCATATACAGATGAAGTACCTACATGTGAAAGAGATATGGGCTGGTTAGGAACCTCTCATGCAATATTTTACACAGTATGGAGTTATGATAAAGGCGCAGGTCGAGACATTGTTTTTGCTGTTGCTGAACATATTAAAAAAACAAACAAAGATGTTAAAAGATTTGTAACATTAAGTCCATTAACTGAAATGGCGGAAAAATTCCATTTACGAAATGGTGCAAAATTTTTAGATAAACATACAGAGTGTCAAAACTTTGAATACGAACTTGACTAACAAACAAAAAGGTAGTATAATACAAGTATGGATTTAAAATTTACAACAGCAGGTGACTTTCTTCGCTCACAGCAAAAACGTATTGGTTTTGCTTGCAAGTATATGCACCCAGATCAGACACAAAAGAAAAAACTATTAGAAGAAATTCAACGACCGCTAAATACCCGTAGCACAACAGTACAGTGGCTGAACAGACAAACTGTTGACGTTGCAGAACAACGCTTGTGGGATATTATGGTACATAATATTGCGAGCTATGGGAGATTGATTGAGTATGTTGGAAGCCTTCTTCCAGAACTTCGTATGGTCCGATTGGGTAGTGATGTGCTTCCTGTTTATACCGAGCCTACTTGGTGCTATTTTTGGCGCCGTCAAGATGTACGTGATTACTGCGAAAGAGAATTTGCAAAAGTCGGAGAGCGAGCTAGACAGTTGGATGTTAGGCTTTCCATGCACCCCGGACAATTTACTGTACTTGCAAGTGATAGCGACGAAATCGTTGAAAGGTCAATAGAGGAGTTTGAATATCATGTGGATTGCATCAGATGGATGGGCTTCGGCAAACAATTCCAAGACTTCAAGTGCAACGTACATATATCGGGTAGAAAAGGTCCAGCCGGTATCAAGGACGCACTTAAACGACTATCGCCTGAAGCAAGAAACACCATCACGATCGAGAACGACGAAAACAAATGGGGTCTCGAACACAGCCTCGAACTTGCAGACGATGTCGCACTCGTTCTTGACATACACCATCACTGGTGCCGTGAAGGAGAATACATTCAACCAACCGACGATAGATTTGCTCGCGTGATTGACAGTTGGCGTGGTGTGCGTCCTGTTATTCATTACAGCGTTAGTCGTGAAGATTTGCTTATAGGTCATCCGCAGACTTTACCAGACATGGATATTTTACTTGCTGGTGGATTTAAGAAAGGTAAACTTCGCGCTCACAGTGATTACATGTGGAACAAAGAAGTTAATGATTGGGCACTTACATTTTTAGATTATGCGGACATTATGGTAGAAAGTAAAGCGAAAAATCTTGCAAGTAAGAAACTTTACGACTACTATAAGAAAATGGAAAAACAACCATGCGACCTCTTAAGCGCCTAATATGGAACGATCTTAGTACAAAAATAAATCTTAAGCCTGAATACGTAAACGATAACACACGTAATTGGTCTAAGCAAAAGTATCAAACTTTCTGGTCCGACGGCGCCTATGGTACAATCTGTAAAGAATACGACATTAGCTACAATGAAGATAAAGCCTTTTGTTATGAACTACAGTTTGATCCTAGGAAAATGTCTGAATATGAAATATTCGACAAAAACAATGAACATCATCTACTTAATATAAACAAAGTACCTGCTAATATTTTAGACCGGGTAAGAAATAAAAAAGGATTCTTTGTTATTAGTTACATAACAGAAGGTCATACATATCCTGAAGTGCTGAAGAAAATAGTCGAATATTTTACGCACTATAATGTTCCTTTAAAAAAAATAATTTATATAACTAATTCTGCCAATGGCGGCAGTATGATTAAAAAATATATAAAAAGAGGCGAAGATAGATTTCATCATATATATTACCCTTGCTTATTTGAAGATTGGGGTTATGTACTTAAAGATAATTTGTATAAGTATTTTCCAAAAAAAGAAATAATAAAAAAAGATTTCTTATGCTTTAATCATAACCATCACACCCATAGATTATATTTTTATGAATTAATGTTTAGGCGAGGGTTAGTTTATAATAGCTATTGGAGTATGCCTGCCGAAGGATATAGAGGAAAATACATAGATGCACTGTTTGATGACGATGATACTAACGCATTTAGAAAACGCTTTGGTATACAAAGAGATAGTGTAGGAGCAAGTGAAAAGGCTCTACCTTTAAAATTAGACAAGTTTAATTTATATAAGCAAGGACCTCTGTCAGGTAATGAGCATGTATATTTTGCAAGTAGCATGATAAGCCTTGTTACCGAAACACAATTTTTTAGAGAACCTATACATATAACAGAAAAAACTTACAAACCTATTTCATTTAAACACCCCTTTATACTGATTGCATCTTATGGAAGTTTAAGGCATTTAAAAAACTTTGGATTTAAAACATTTGATAAATGGTGGGACGAAAGTTATGATGACATTAGAGACCCTTCAAATAGAATGGCAAAGTTATTAGATATCTGTACAGAGATTTCTAAATGGAGTCCAGGAGATAAAAAAGTTTTTTTAACAGAAGTCCAACCTATAGTAGAACATAATAGAAATGTACTAGAAACAAATGTAACACGTAAAAATGTTATAGATCGGAAATTAATTAACTATAAAGGGCTACGCTAAATACTGTATGGAGGAAATTTATGAGTTATCTAAGCAAAATGTACAGCAAAAACAAGCCAGACCAGACCCAATCATTATCTGATAAAAATCCAAATAGAGTTACTGGTGGTTTAAGAGCCCAAGGTGTAGATACTGTCACTATGCTAGGAGAAGATGGTAGCTCTCAAGAACTTCCTACACTTCAATATGTTCGCTCATTGGAAGAGCAGTCAAAAAAACAGCGAGCCGCTATCACTGTTTTAGAGCGTAAACTGACTCGCTGTGATACTGCAATTGAGCAGTTAAAGTCTTTACTTACCCGTTCTTAATTCTTTTAATTAATTCAGATTTTTTAAGACTTGCATTTGCAGGAATATCGTGTATTCTAGCAATTTCAAGAAGTTCCTTTTTGGTAAACTGATTTAATTCATTACCTTTAGGCTTCTGAGTTTTTGTTTCTTTTTTAGTTGATGTCTTCTTTTGAGCTTTAGTTTTTTCTTCTTTAGGCTCTTGAGCAATAACCGGAGTATCCGGGACATCTAAACCAAAAAGTGATTTTATCCATGTAAACATTTTTGTCTCCTATAGGAACATATATTTACATAAATACATTAAGCAGGAGATAATTTATGGCTGATGAAGAAGATATTTCAAGATTAGATTTAAGTAGAATCCGTGGTATTAAAGCAGACAAAGATAATATAGATCTTAGTTTAACTGCATTGCCTGTGAAACGTACACCTTTGCAAAAGCGTTATCAAAAAATTAACGAGGCAACTTTAGCGGCCTATAAATATCAAGTCAAAAAAAGGAATATACGATGATACAAAAATGGATTAATGCTCGTATAAAAGAGCGTACAACACTAGATGGTGTTATTTTAGTAGTAGCAGGCGTTTCATTCTTAATTTTCAAACCAATTGCGGCTTTAGCGGCATATGCGGCAATAGCATACGGTGCTTGGACTATTTGGAAGTCTGAATAATTACAATTTACTAATTGGGAGGTCAGAACTAGCAGATAAGTTCCATACTTGTTTGCGTTCTACTCCCTTTTTTTGTGCAAACACTTTTGCATCACAATCACTACACACATGAAAATAGTTATTGTTTAGCCGTTTAGGGTCCATACTACCCCGTGATCTTTCAAATTCTGCATCACAACTATCACATCTAAAAACACACATACTCGAATTTCTAGAGTATTCATGTTCTACACCGTGTTTACTTGCACGTTTATGTCTCTTTGTAACTGTATATTCTTTTATAAACATAACTATATTTACATTAAGATTATAAAATCATACGATAAATAAGTATAGGGAGAACCATAATATGCAGATTTGCACACTTACCGATAAAGCAGAAACACAAATTAACACTTTATGTGCTGAAAATAACTGTTATGCAATTAGTTTAAACTTAAAAGGCGGTGGCTGTGCAGGATTTGAATATGAATGGGGTACAATAGAAAATGAGCAAGATGTTAACGAAGGCGATGAAGTTATTAGCGCAGGCAAAGGCAATCTTGTAATCGGCATACAAAGTTTAATTTTTCTAGCAGGCACAGAAATAGACTACGTAAAAGACCTTGTAGGTTCAACTTTTGAAATTAAAAACCCAAATGCACAAAGCAGTTGTGGTTGCGGAGTAAGTGTAAACTTTAATATGGATACGTTAGGGTATCCAGCATAATTAATGGAGCAATAAGTAATGGCAAGACAAGATATTAATATCGGTGTAGAAGGCAATGATGCTACCGGTGATAGTATTAGAGAATCGTTTCGTAAGGTAAACGAAAACTTTACAGAGATTTACGCTGTATTCGGTCAAGAAGGTGCAATAGCATTTACTAGTCTTGCAGATACTCCAGACCAACTATTACCAAACACAATTCCGCTAGTAAGTGATGATGGCTCCAATATAAATCTTGTAGAACTTGCTTCTAATAGTGCATTAGATCCTAACGAAGTTGACACTATTACATTTACATATACACAAGCTGGCAAACTTGTTGTTTCAACAGCATTTACAAAACTTTCAGATGACTTAAAACCTGCACTAGGTGGTCCGTTAAATGTTAACGGAAATGCAATAGGTAATGTATCAGTATCACAAGCGGCTGTTGATTTATTTAATGAAAGACACAATACAGATTTAAGTATAGATGATTTAGTTATTACAAAAGGATTTGCAGATAGACGCTATGTTAGTTCAGGCTTGCCGATACGTGTTGCAGGTGAACCAGCAAATACAAATTCCTATTTGCTAGACATAAACAGATACATCAATGGTAATATCGAAGTTTTAAATCACGGATATGATACCAGTATCAATGGTATACCTTTTGTTTTTAGTACAATATATAATGATCCTAATAATTTAACATCAGGCGACACTTATTTTCTACGCTATATTACAGACGATCAGTTAGCAGTTTTTGATACAGCCGAAAAAGCACAAGTTGTTGATACGCTTACTGCTGAACAAACAAAAATATTTGTTCAAGGTGTTATCGAAAATGACGATGTACACAGAATGGTTGATGCAGGTTATGACGAAACACTAGAAGGAAACTTCTTAAGTGATGTTGCAATGCCTAGAGATGCTATTGTACGCAGACAAGGCGATACCATGGACGGCGTTCTTACACTGTCCGATCACCCAGGTGACCTAAAAGGTTTTGGAGTTGTTAACGGAGCAGATGATTTACAAGCCGCTTCTAAATTTTATGTAGACCAAAGCGGTTATTCATCAACTGTAAACCTTTTTGTTAGCACCAATGGTGATGACAGAATGATTGGTGTGCCTCCAGGAAGAGAAGGGTCAGCACTAAACTATGCATTCCGTACTATTAATGCCGCGGCTAGAAGAGCTTACGAAATTATCGAAACAAGTCCTGCAGAACCAGGACCATATTTCCAAACAATTACTAAAGATGCAGGAGACAGTACGTCTACAGTAATTACTGCTGATGTTGATGTTCCTGTATATGAACAAACAAAGGCTCTTATACAATTAAACAGAGAATATGTTGTAAAAGAAGTATCAGGCTATCTAAAATTTACGTATCCTGATTTTATTTACGACATTGAAACATGTGAAAGAGATACTGGTTTAATTTTAGATGCTGTATCGTTTGATATAAATCGTGGATTAAACGCAAACTTTTTAACCAGAGAAGCAGGCGAAAGGTATTACAGTAATTCTAGTGGTAGATATGCTATAGGACAACAGTTAACAGAAACTGTAGATGCAATAGATATTGCAAAGCAAATGGTAGATGCTATCCTACAAAATAAATTATTTAGAGAAAAAAATGTTGTTAGTATTAGTGTTGACGGAAATAGAGCTAGAGTAACAACATCACCTGATCACGGTTTAGTTGACGGAGAACAGGTTATATTCAAAGACATGGGCGGTATGATTGAAATAGAAGATCAAACTGCGTATATAAGAGTGTTAAGTGATAGTGTATTTGAACTTTATGAGGATCAAGATCTTTTAACACTTTGGGATATAAGTGCATACACAGACTACACAACCGGCGGAAGAATGGGTGTAGTATATCAACCTAGATTAGAAGCATTTGACAGTAACAAAGTTCTACAAACTTTTGATCAGCCTGATGCAGACACTGCGGCTAGAAGTGCAATAGGTACAAAATTTGATCTTATTTTAAATATTATTCAAAACGGTGTTAGTGCAGGTGCTAATGTTATCTATGGTAGTACTTACAAACTTGTAATGGACAACGGTGCTAGAACTTTTATTGACCAAGGTAATCCAGACAACACTGATACACTACCTGGAAAAATATTAGTAGGTAAAAGATCAGGCGCTAAGGGAAGAATTGTAACACTTACTAACAATGACGGCACTGAAAGTACACCAGACTTTAACAATCCAGATACTTTCCAACTAATCCAACTTAATGGTAAAGATTTTGAAGTAGGAGAAGAAGTAGAGTACGGTAACTTTGTTAAAACTAAACAAGTTACTATATTTGTAGAGTCAGGCACATACGAAGAAGACTATCCAATTAAACTAGCCAATAATGTGTCACTTAAAGGTGACGAATTTAGACGTGTAATTATTAGACCTAAGCGCAGACTGTCACAATCTGTTTGGTCAGATATGTACTTCTTTAGAGATTTAGAATTTGATGATATTGAATTATTAGAAAAGAAGCATTCTACAATTACTGCTACCTCAACTGCTAATGATCAATTTATTTGTGATACAACATCATGGATGAATGTTGATGACACTGTAAGATTTGTTGGTAATAGTTTGTATGGCGGTGTCCAAAGAAGCACAGTCTATTTTATTAAATCAATTGACAGTGCAACAGAATTTACAGTAAGTGAAACACAAGGTGGTGCAACATTTGCTTTAACCGATTCTGATCAAACTTTTTATGTAGTAAAGAACGAAGTATCGGCATTCGTTAACCAAACCAATCAAGTACAAGGATACTTTGGTAGACATTATTTAAGAAATCCTTTTGCAGAAAAAGATTTAGGTATTATTCCTACTAACGTAGGTGATTATTTAATTGCCGCAAGTGTTCTTAGAAAGAACAAAGAATTTATACAAGAAGAAGTTACATGGTGGATTGACGACAATGTAAACGATGCAAATATAAACAATGCTACAGGAAGTATTTGGTTTGGATTTACATACGATAGAGACAAATGTTATAGAGATGTTGGATTAATTGTTGATGCATTGATTAAAGACCTTACACTAGGAGGCACAGAGTTTACTCTTGAAGCACAAGGAAACTATTACATTGGTGCAGTTGCAGGACAAGAAACACAAACTGCTCAAGCAATCAATCAGATCTCTGTTTTAGCTGTACAGTTATTAGCAGGAACTTCACCTAACGTCAATAATATTTTAAATGTACAACCTGATACCAGCGCAGGCATAGGAGAAACAGGAACTGACACACTTGTTAACAGTTTAATTAATTTAGTTAACTACGCATTTAATGATGATTACAATCCTCCATTGTCAAACGATGCACAAGGTGTAGACGTATTTACGATGAGTGATGCTACTATTGTGCGTAATGTTACAGTTCAAGGACACGGTGGCTTTATGTGTGTGCTTGACCCAGAAGGACAAATTCTTACTAAATCTCCATATATCCAAACTGGTTCATCATTTAGTAAAAGTGACAATGAAAAGAGATTTAGAGGAGGAATGTATGTTGATGCATTCGTAGGTAACATTCCTGTTAGAATTACAAATGCTGTTACACCATTCCAACTCGAACTTGAAAGTGATCCAGGTCAAGGTCTATTTATTAGGCCGCCAGAAGTACCTTGCCCGTTTTACTTAGACGGTATTCGCTATCAGGTTAATGCTATTAGTCAATATGATCAAGTACAAGGTACTGTAACAGTTTTCTTAGACGCTGGTTCTGGACTTAACGGAACGGGCTACACAGGTAGTACGCCGCAAGAAATATTCTTACAAACAGCAGGTAATAGAAGTATACTAGGAAACGACTTTACACAAATAAATGACCTAGGATATGGCCTTGTTACTAACAACGGTGCTTTGTCAGAAATGGTATCTATGTTTACATACTACTGTCAGGCAGCATACTATGCAAGTAACGGTTCAGAGATTCGTTCAACTAACGGATCTAATGGTTATGGGTTCTTTGGTCTAGTAGCTGAAGGTGCTGATCCAAACGAAATTCCAGACCAAGTTACACTAACTAATCCTATGATACAGCCTGCAAGGGCATATACTACTCCTAATTTTCCTAACATAGAAGAAGATCCTAGTATTACAATTACAGATATAAAGTACAAGCCTACGATTAACAGTCAAATTACAATTAATCATGGACCTGAAGGTCAAGTAAGACGTGTTTCTAATATAAGTGCGGCAAGTGCAGGCAGAGCGGCAAACACCTACACTAACGTAAGTGCAAGCGGCGGCAGCGGTACAAATGCAACATTTGATATTGTTATTGATGGTAGCGGCGATGCAACAAGTGTTACACCAAACAATGCAGGTGTTGATTACATTTTAGCAGAAACTTTAACAGTCTCTGGTGCAGACCTAGGTGGTACAAGTCCTGCAGATGATTTAACATTTGCAATAGCTTCAGCATCAAGAGGCGTAGGTATTCTAAATTATAGAGTAAGTAATGTTACCAACTTGTCAGATGCAGATAATGATGGTACAGAAGGTGAACCAGGCGACGAAGTTGCAACAGGCGGAGTATATAGTAATAGTGTATATAAACTTGACCTTAGAGCAGATGATGCTTCACCTGCAGACTATTTTGGAACTTTACAAGATACAGTACCGAACGGCACTGTTATTGAATTTAGAACAGATAGTACAATGATATTTGATGGCGTAGCAGAGCCTGAAAGATTAGAGACTCGTCCTTCTACTGCTATTAACTTTGACGAAAGTGATGAAATTACATACAGAAGTTTAAGTTTTGCACAACAAGATTCTTTGTCACAAGATTTAAACCCAGATCAAATTTTAACTGATGTAGATACAGGGTTTGGTTATGTAGCAGTGTTTACAAAAACAGATGAACTTGTTGCAAACTATGGTGCAACACAAGGTGATACATCTTTAGCAATACAAACCATTGTAGATGAAGATACAATTTCGAGATTGTTGCGTGACGTTGCGGGCAAACAACCAGGCGATGCAGGTTATGCAGGCGGAATGATTTTCCATTGGGATGGAAAAATTCATAGAGCAACACAATATAGTACAGTAGGTAAAATTATTACAACCGGAAATATAACAGTAGTTGCAGGCGAAACAATATCACAAGGTTCAACAACTGCAACTGTATTACAAGATGTTACAGCAGGTAGTGTTATCAATGTTATAGATGCTTCGGGAACATTTAATACTTCAGACGAATTGACAGGTAGTACAAGTGGTGCGCTAGGTGCAAACAGTGTTCCAGATGAATACAGTCCGCTTTCTTGGGCTAAACTAGATTTTAGTGATGTAGCAGGTAGAGATTTAAACTCGCCTACTGTCACTGGTTTGCAGAGTGGGTTTGGTTCAGATGAGGTACTACTAAATTTAGGTCTTGACACAGGCGCTACTGCTGAAATTACTATTGCAATTTCATTGTGTAGAGCAACAGGACACGACTTTACACAAATTGGTACAGGTGGATTTAACACAAGTAACTATCCAAACGTGCTATTAGGTGATCCTGAATTACCATTAGCTGAAGCATATACTGATGCACCTACTGCTACAAGTTCACAAATTTGGGAACGTAGAAAGGGCAGGGTATTCTTTGTAACAACAGACCAATTTGGCTTCTTTAGAGTTGGTAAATTCTTTAGTGTTGACCAGGCAACAGGTGACATTGAATTCGCAGGTGAAGTTGGTCTAACAAATGCAAACTCACTAGGCTTTAAACGTGGTGTAACAATTAATGAATTCTCTGCAGATGACTCATTTAGTGATAATTCTGCACAAGCAGTGCCTACAGAAAAAGCAGTTGGTAACTATATCAACAGAGTATTAGGATACAACGTACAGGCTCTATCACAGATATTAGATCCAGCAAATGGCGGAAATAGAATAGGCCCAGGCTTCTTACCGTTGAATGGTGGTAGCGATATGGAAGGCGACATTGATATGGGTGCTAACCAAATTACAAACCTTGCCCTTCCAGGTACTGACGGTACTGCGGCTACTAACAAAAATTATGTAGACCAAAACAATCAAAACTATGACCAAATAGAAGATATTAGAAACACTGAAATTAATAATACTCAAGCTAATGATCTTTTAGTTGCTACTGGTTATAAAATAATTTATGTTTCTCCTGTACAAGGCGGAACATGGAATGTATCTGATGTAATTGGATTAGCAAGTGCTACTAAAACAGCAAATATTATTGACATTGTTAGTATCACTGATCCAATCGAAGGACCATTACAAAAAGTTACAATAGAAATGGTAACAGGACTAGACTTTGTAATAGGTGAAGTTTTATACGATCAACCAGGACAAACTGCTAACGCGGCAATAGTTGATGGACCAATTGACGAATGGGCAAACGCATCTGAAGCAGTAGATAGTGTTGTAAATCTAACTGTTGATAGAAGTAGTGGCGGAAAAGCTACCTACAACTTCCAAATTGAAGATCTAACTGTTGCAAATGCAGATGTAGCAAGCGATGCAGAAATTGCACAAAGCAAACTAGCAATGCAAAATGCTGATACGTTTGATGAAGATGATGCGACAACTGGTTGGGACGGTACAGATACAAAAGTACAAGCAGATTTAGGACTTGCAAAATTTAGTGATGAAAACTTTGATACAAAGGATGGCTATGTACGAATAAAAGATAACGGTGTTGCGTTTGCAGAAATGGCTAATATTAGTCAATACCAATTGTATGGTAGAACAGATACAGGTACAGGCGTACCAACAGGTATTAGTTTTAGCAACGTTGCAAAATATGGTGATTCAGTTCAAGACAAAGACTTTGCATCGAATTGGAACGATATTACAACAGTGGCTATCACCAAAGTCCAACTTGATAGAAAAGTAAGCGTAAGCACAGGTGATGTAATTAGACAGCCAGGTAGTGGTGCAGAGGCAACCGTGCGCCAAACTATTGAAAACAAAGATGTCATTTATGTTACAGCCGTTGTAAATGGACCTTTTGATACAATTAGTCAGACTGACTTTTTAGAGATTAACACCGGCGGCGGGTTTGATCCCCTATATGAAGAAGATACAGTCGATCCTGATACTGGTATAGGTACAGAAGTCCTAGTAACTTCAACAACAGCAGACTTTGCAGATGTCGGAGATGCTCTTATTACAATTGACCTTGCAGATGGTGGAAGAATTTATTCTAAAACTAACATTTCGATTAGTACAGATACTAATAGTATTGCACGTAGAACTAACACCGGTAGATTAAATGCAACTGGTTATCAAATTTCTGGAATTGATATTGTTACTGTAGACGCACAAACTACAAAATTAAAAACACCAGGCGGTGCAGACATTATAACAGCAGTAGGAAACAGTTCTGCTAGTTTAGTTGTAAAATTTCCTGGTAGTGTAGATGCTGGCGAAACAGGTGTTACAGAAAGTAATGCTCAATCCGGTAGTGATTTTGCTGCCGAAGGATTTGTTGCAGGCGATTGGGTTTACACAAACTTTATAGAAGCATTAACAGAAGCAGATGAACTATCAAGTGAAACTACAGGTATTGGCCTTGGTGACGGACATGGTTATACAAGCGAAGGCGCGAATACAACTGTTTTTGTAAACGGAGGCACTGAAACACTTGTTATAAATGGTACAACTATTACAGCAAAAGAAAATGTTGTAATGGACAAAGATCTTACTGTAAATGGTGACTTTATATTTGCTAATGCAAGTACTGACACATTTACTATTAACGGTTCATTAGAATTTGGTACTAACGGTAGAGTAGGTACAAACGTGTTACCAGACGGTAATAGCACACGTAACCTAGGCGGTAACAGTAACCGTTGGCAAACAGCATACATTGATTTAGTTGTAGGTACAGCTCAAACTGCAAGATATGCTGACTTAGCAGAAAACTATAGTGCAGACGATGCATACGAACCAGGAACAGTTGTAGTATTTGGCGGTGACAAAGAAGTAACAGTTACTGATAGAACACTCGATCACAGAGTGGCAGGTGTTGTTTCAACTAATCCTGCATATTTGATGAACAGTGAACTAGAAGCTGATAATCCTGTAGCAGTGGCATTACAAGGTCGTGTACCTTGTAAGGTACTAGGTAAAGTACAAAAAGGTGATTTACTAGTTACCAGTGCTATACCAGGATATGCAGTAGTTAATAACAATCCAACATATGGTACAGTAATAGGTAAGGCCCTTGAGTCTAAAGATACAGACGGCAAGGAAATAATTGAAATAGTCGTAGGAAGAGTATAACATGGCAGATCATTTTCCATTAATAATAGACACAAGCGATGGTAACAAAATTAAAGAATTGCCTGCGGGCGATAATTTAGACCTAAGCCAAAGTAATATAGTTAATGTTGCAGGTATAACAACACTAGGAACTGTTAATGTTGGGACGTTACAGATAAACGGTAATGCACTAGGTGCTGCCGCTATATCTAATAATTATAACGACCTAAATAATAGACCGGTTATATTTTCCGGAGACTATACAGACTTAACAAACAAACCTATTATACCTACACATTTAAGTAATATATCAGATGTTTCATTAACACAACCAACAGACGGACAAGGATTAGTTTGGAGTGATGCAGACAATCAATGGGTGCCTGCAGATGTTGATACAGTTGATTTAAGTAACTACAATATCACACAACTAAATGACGTAATAATTACAGGCACTGTTGAAAACAAATACTTAAAATTTTATGCAGGTGCGTGGAGACCCGCAAATGTTACCTGGACTGAAATACAAAGTCGTCCTGTGTTTGTGTCAGAATTTGTTAATGATCAAGACTATGCTACTAATGCAGATGTAAATGCTATCTTAGAACAAAATCCTGTAAGAGTTTTAGTAGGATCTGTATTTGCCGATGATTCATCATTGGTTATTGACGGAATCACCAAAGAAGTTTTTACGCCTAAAGTTACAACCGATCAAATTGATTCAGAAGGAACATTACTTGTAACTTCCGGAGATATAACACTAGGAGGATTACTACGTTTAAACGCAAATGCTGAAACACTTGCTACAACAGGCGGCGAACCCATGGAACTGCAATTTGATACAACCTTTACAGGTAATATAACAGTAAATGGCAATGTAAGCATAGGCGGTACTGTAGAAACTGCTATAGATGCAAAGGGCGGAGTAACTGGAGATCTAAGAGGAAGTGTTTTTGCAGACGATTCCAGCTTAATAGTTGATAGTTTACAAGGTAAACTATTTGCACCAATTGACACGATTAAAGGTGATATTGATACTATAACAGGACCTGGTACAATCGGCGTAGAAAGTTTAACAACAACAATAACAACAACAGGAACTGACACTTACAGTCTACCAAACGGCACGCCTGGTCAAATAAAAATTATTGTTGGTAATACCGGTTCTGGTACAGCAACTATTACTCCTGCTACATTTGGCATGCCTTACACTGACTTTGTTTTTGCTGGTCCATTTGGAACAGCAATGTTAGTTTACACTAGTTCAGGTTGGGTAGTGGTTTCTGGACAGGATATAACATACAACTAATTATGGAGATGATGCATGGCAATACAAACAATTAACATAGGTGATATACCGAATGATGGCACAGGTGATGATCTACGTGTTGCCTTCCAAAAAGTTAACAGTAGTTTACAAGATTTAGATACTCGTATTACTTCTGCATCTATTGAAGCAGAAAACGTAGGAGCATATGGCGAGGCAGTTTACGCAGGTCGTGATAATAACACACTGCAATTTAAAACACTTGTTGCAGGAGCTAATGTTACACTAACTTCTAATACAACACAGGTAATTGTAGATGCGGCAGGTGGACTAGACGAAGTCCTTGTTGTATCAGATAATGGACACATTACAGTTACAAGTCAAAACTATTTAGGTATAAATGGCGGTGAAGTAATTGATACAAGGGTAAGCGGAAGTAATCTTTTTATAGATTTAGCATCAAGTGGAATAGTTGCTAGAGATAGTAATCCTACACTTACAGCAAATCTAGAAGCTAATGGTAACAACATAGCAAATGCAGGACTAATAACTGCAAATAGCATTACAGGACCATTGTCAGGTCTAGTATATGGCGTAGATGTAAGACTTGCAAATTCTTACTTTGATGATTATTGGGATTTTGGTGATGCAACACAGCCTGTTTTAAACAATATAATTGATTACTTAATTTCTACAAATGATGTAGATTTAGGTGGGTTTGTTGGTTCGGAGTATCTAGACATAGAAATTGACCTTGGCGCAGTTGCTCCTTAATTTACAATAAATACATTGAGGAGTTTAAATTATGGCAATATGGACCAAACGTTCGGGCATAAAATTAGCAATACTACAAGAAAGAATTACTACTACAGTAGCCCTACCGGTTGATCCAAACGCAACTGTTGTCTTAATTAGCGGCGAACTTCCCAAAGGGTTGCGTATAAATGGAGATGCTCTAGAAGGCACTCCGTTCGAAGTTCCAAGAACAACTATATATAGATTTGTTTTAAGGGCTACTCTAAACGATCAAAGTGAAGACAGAACATTTTCTATTGATGTAGAAGGGGCTGACGAACCTCAATGGATCACTGAGCCCGATCTATTACCTATTGGTACAAATGACGCATACTATCTTTTAGATAGTGCGCCTGTTGATTTTCAATTAAGAGTTAGAGATACTGATACAAGTTCGGGACAAAAGTTAACATACTTTATTGCCAATGATGGAGGACAACTGCCTCCAGGTATAACACTTACAGAAGAAGGTAGACTGATAGGTGTAGTAGATCCTGTGTTGGCATTACAAAAGGCTGCCGGTAGCGGTCATTACGATGTTAACAATTTTGACAAATATCCATATGACTTTAGTATTAGAAGTTCGCAGGGTTTTGATAGTTTTTACTTTGATGTTACTAGATACGATTTACAAACACCTACTCTTGTTCCAAAAAAATTAAACAGATATTATGAGTTTGAAGTAAGTGTAAGTGACGGCGACACTATTGCAAAACGCAAGTTTAGAATTTTTGTTGTAGGAGATGATTTCTTACGTGCTGATAATACATTAATGCAAGTAGGAACTGGTGTATTCACCGCAGATAATACATTTGTAAGAACACCGATTTGGTTGACACCAAGAGATTTAGGTGTAAGAAGGGCTAATAATTATATAACTTTATTTTTAGATATAATAGACCCTAATTCACTTATTGGTGTCGTATCATACAGTTTAGAAGAAACAAATGACGACGGTAGTGATAGTGTATTACCGCCAGGCACAACACTTGACATAAGTTCGGGTGAGATTGCAGGAGTTGTACCTTATCAGCCAGCTGTTACTAGAGAATATAAATTTACAGTTAAAGCGACTCGTTTTACTGCTAACACATCAGAAGTTGCAGAAAGTAAAAAAACATTTGTTGTTAGATTACTAGGCGAAGTTGAAAGCACAATAAATTGGTTAACAAATGCCGATTTAGGAGATATTCCTAGTAACTACATAAGTATTCTAAGTGTAAAAGCCGAAACTACAGTTCCAGATGCAACATTAATTTATACACTAGAATCTGGAAAATTACCTCCCGGACTAGATCTAAGTTTTGATGGCGAAATAATAGGTAAAATTAATAGTTTTGGCACAAGTGATAATCCCGGCTTAACAGTATTTGATAATGGACAATTAATACTAGACAATAATGATACTAAAATAGATAGAGAATTTAAGTTTACAGTTAAAGCACAGGACCAATTTGGGTTTAGTGCTATTACTAGAGAATTTTCTATTACAGTATCTGATCCAGATGACAAGTTGTATAGTAATGTTTACTATAAACCATTATTAAAATCAGCACAAAGACTAACTTTCCAAGAATGGTTAAGCAATCCTGAAATCTTTATTCCAGAATATATTTATAGACCAAATGATCCTAGGTTTGGATTACAAAAAGAAATTAAATTATTGCTATATCCTGGTATAGAAACTGTGCTTGCAAATAGATATGTAGCGGCAATGGCAACTACTACTAAAAGAAGAAACTTTAAAATTAGCGATTTAAAAACAGCAGTTGCTAAAACACCCGGAACTGATGACATTGTGTACGAAGTTGTTTATTTAGAAGTAAAAGATCCTTATGAAAAAGACGGAAAAGTTGCAAGCAAAATTACAATAAAAAACAATGAAAAGATTCTTGTAAATAGCGTAAGAACTACACCTGATGATCCTTATTACGATATTTTAACTAGATCACAATTACCTATTGCACTAAGATATAACGCAGATAATGTAAAGTACTTTGACAACTTTATTGAAGTTACTACACGATCAAATGGAGTTATACAATGGGTATTCGGTAGCGATGTTTATGTTGAAACAAGAAATGGTGGTCCAGGACCTGGTAGCAATGTTACATTTACACGAGGTAGCACAACCAATATAAACATACGTCCTGTTCCTGAAAATACAATTAGAGCAGATAGCACTGCAATAAAAGTAAGTGACCCTAATAGTAATACTAGATACATAAGTAACGAAAGCAACATTAGGAATAAATTACGTGATTTAGGTAGAACTGAACGTAACTTTTTACCTTTATGGATGCGAACATCACAGGAAGGTAGTATACAAGAATTAGGTTATACACTAGCTATTCCTCTAGTGTATTGCAAACCAGGAACATCAGAAACTGTAAAGGCGGCTATTAATTTTAGTAACTTTGACTTTAGACAGTTTGAACTGGACATAGATAGATTTGAAATAGATAGTACTACAGGAGTAGGTGAGCCTAAGTACTTCGTATTTGCAAATTATGAATATAATATATGATAAATACATTGGAGATAAAAGAAAATGGCTAGCCAAATAGATACAGCAGGTTTAGATGAAGCATATCCAGTGCCTGGAGTTGATAATGACTCACAGGGATTTCGTGATAACTTTACAAACATAAAAGATAATTTAGATTTTGCAAAATCTGAAATTACAGATTTGCAGACTAACACTGCAAAAACAAATGAAAATACCGATTTCAATAATAATGATATTAGTAGAGCCAATTTTATTCAAACTACAGAAGAAGTTTATATCTCTTCAAGTATTACAAACAGTCAAAACTTGAGCTTTACTAACGGTAGTTACCAAACAGTAGGTGTAACTGGTTCAGATAGTATTACACTTTCTCTAGCTGATTGGCCTACTAGCGGTAAATTAGGAAAAATTAGATTAATAGTGACCGGGGATGGCAGTAATACTACACCTATTACATGGTCTACTACTGGTGGCGGTACTATTAGATATGATACAAATTTTCCTGCACCATTTGAAGTAACATCAGAAACACAGCCTAAAGTTGTTGATTTTTGGACCGATAGTGCAGGCACTGTAGTTTATGCACACTATATAGGTCAATTTACTTCATAATGTTTAATCCGTTAGTAGATAGTTTAGATAAATTATCAGACACAGATTTAGATCAAAAAATATCAGAGCTTGGCAGAAAATATTGGCAAGCTCGCAATCCCCAATTACAAACACAAATTGCTACAATGCTGAATATGTATAAAGAAGAAGCATTATCACGCCGTGCAAAACAAAGTCAAATGCAAGAAAATGGCGATGATTCTCTTGACAATTTGATTAATATCAGTTAATATACATTAATGCTAATGAAAACAGACGAACTAGGTATACCCAGATTTTCTAATCGCGACCTTATTGACATGATTTATTCAGGTCATGCGGATAAAGTCCATGTGGTTTTATGCGATAAAAACGACGATATAGATAAGTTTAATACAGCAATGGAAGAGCAAGGCTTTGACAAGCTACAGAAATATATCCCATTAGATGTAGATCAAAAGACTTTTGACGGTGTATGTCAAAGTGAATGGTTTATGCCTGACAAATACAAGAAGCTAAATGTACATAACTACATTCTAACAAAATGTAACTCACAAGAAGAAACTGCTAGATGTGCAGAAGAACTTGCAGAGTTTGAAGGCAGAGGTATGATGCCTTTGCTACAGTATATGATCTATCTTGTAGACTTCATGCGTGAGAATGGTATTGTATGGGGTGTAGGACGTGGATCTAGTGTAGCAAGTTATGTGCTATATTTGATTGGAGTACACCGTATTAATTCAATCCAGTTTGACCTAGACTGGCGTGAGTTCTTGAGATAAGTACATATATAATTTTAGGAGAGTCAATATGGCTATGAAACAAACAGGACGAAAAGTCTATAAAACAATGCAAGGTAAAACCATAGATATGGATTTGCTACGCCAACGCAACGAACTTACTCCAGCCGTTGGCAATGCTAAAGTAAATGCACGTGGTGATGAGCTAGGTGCAGGTGGAAGAATTATCAAGAAAAGAGAAGATGTAGTTAAAGAGTACTACAATACTGATGGACCAAGACCGGTAGAAACGGCAGTAAAAAGATCTGCAAATAAGGATTTAACTGAAGATTGGGTAGAACCAGAAGTTAAAACAACAAAAACTACAGCAAAGAAAGATCCAGTCGTAGTAGAAACTTCAGACGACGAATGGGTAGAAGACGACGAAGGCAATTTTGTTAAAAAAGGTGACTAATGGCAATTAACATTAATTCTATCAAAGGCAAACCAAGAGCAATTGGCGACAGAGTGCTTGTTACCGATATGTACTTTGGTGAGCAAAAAACTGCAAGCGGTTTGATTATTAATAACGACGACGGAACAACACGCGGTGTTTATCCTCGTTGGGGTAAGGTATATTCAAAAGGCCCAAAAAATAAAGATCCTTATGAAGTAGGACAATGGATCCTTGTAGAACACGGTCGCTGGACACGTGGAATGAATATTGAAACTGATGAAGATGGTCAAATTGAAGTTCGTATGGTTGAAACTGAAAGTATCCTTGCCTATTCAGATGAAAAACCAGCTGATGTAATAATAGGCAATGAATATGCTGACGGGGAACACGCAACAATTGATCCTACTTCATTTATGAATCAACCAGTATAAGAGGCAATAATGACAAACCCATTTAAAGATATTGAACGCTTTGGCTCGGCGTGTGATCAAGAGCCTAATGAAGCAAACTACAAAATGTATCTCGGTCTTATTGAAGAAGAGTTTCATGAACTTGCAGATGCAGTAGAAGACAACGATCGTGTAGAACAACTAGATGCACTTATCGATATTCTTGTTGTTACTATGGGTGCTATCAGAGCAGGTGGATTTGACGGAGAAGGTGCATGGAAAGAAGTAATGGACACAAACTTTGCGAAGATCGATCCAGACACAGGCAAAGTACTCAAACGCGAAGATGGCAAGGTATTGAAGCCGGAAGGCTGGAAAGCACCAGAACTAGCACCTTTCATTGGCCAGAACTAGTATTACCTCCAATTAATCTTTGGACAATTCCTAAAAAATAATACTTGACTCCTATCAGTTTTTACGTTATAATACATGTATAAATTGATAGGAGTTTTCTTTTGGCTATACATGCAACAATAGATTTAGAAACAATTGACACACGGCCGCAGTCTACAGTACTAAGTTTAGGCGCTGTAAAATTTAATCCGTTTGACAATTCAGAGCCTTACAACGAGTTGTATTTTAAAATTTCTATCGATGACCAAGATCAATTGGGTCGTACAGCAAGTGATGATACTATTGAATGGTGGAGCAAACAAGATCCAAAGATTATGGAAGAAGCGTTTGACCAAAAAGGTGCTATTACTGTAGAAGAAGCACTAAGTAAAATTAATAAGTTTGTTGTTGGTGTAGATGTACTATGGGGGCAAGGTTATGGCTTTGACTACACAATTATTGAAGACATGTATCGTAGTTTAGGCAAACCTATTCCATACAACTTCTGGCAAGTACGTGATAGTCGCACACTGTTTAGTGTATGTAAGGAAGATCCTCGCAAGAAGATCCAAAACGATTTGCACAATGCACTGGCAGATGCATACTATCAATCAAAGGCAATACAAATGGCATATAAAGAACTAGGAGTAACACGTTGAAAGAATTATGGGTAGAAAAGTATCGTCCTAAGACGGTAGATGGATATGTATTTAGAGATGACGCACAAAAACAACAAGTTAAAACTTGGATCAAAGATAAAACTATTCCGCACTTGCTTTTTAGTGGCAATGCTGGGATTGGTAAAACTACTCTTGCTAAGTTACTATTTAACGAGCTTGAAGTAAATGATCTAGACATACTAGAAATTAACGCATCGCGAACAAACTCAGTAGATGATGTTCGTGATAAAATTGTAAACTTCGTACAAATGATTCCATTTGGCGACTTTAAAGTGGTACTACTAGATGAGGCTGATTACTTATCTCCAAACGCACAAGCGGCATTGCGCGGTGTTATGGAAGAATATCATACAACTGCACGTTTTATACTCACGTGTAACTATCCAAACCGTATTATACCAGCTATTCACAGCAGGTGCCAAGGTTTCCATATTGCCAAAATCGACCAGACAGAGTTTACTGCGAGAGTCGCGGAAATACTTATTACGGAGGGAGTTAACCCGGACCTTGATACATTGGACACGTATGTCAAAGCAACCTACCCAGATTTAAGAAAATGTATCAACACTGTACAAATGAATTCAGTTGATGGTGTGCTAAACAAACCCAATGAAGGTGACACAGGCGAAAGCGATTGGAAACTTGATATGGTCGAACTGTTTAAGGCAGGCAAGATTCAAGAAGCACGTAAATTACTATGTGGTGCTATTCGTCCAGAGGAAATGGAAGAAGTCTATCGTTGGATGTATGACAACATCGAATTATTTAAAGATCCAGACCAAGCAGTGCTAATTATTAAGCAAGGTATGGTAGATCATACATTAGTTGTAGATCCTGAAATTAATCTTGCGGCAACACTGATAAGATTAGCGAGACTATAGTGAATATTGCACAGTTTGACACATATAACATACTTTGGCCTACATTCGTTTTTCACTATAAGTATGAAAATTACAAACAAGATAAAAATCAACTTGTAGATACAATTTATAAAGAAGCTGAAAAACAAAAACGTGACGTAGACAGCGGTGTTGCTACACATTTGAAATCTAATTTGAAAGAAAGTGATTTTAATTTTCTAAATATAGACAATCCTGCAATTCATAAATTAAAAAAATTCTTTGAGCAGTCTTTGTCGCATTTAGTTACACAAGGATTTCCTAGCACAGGATATTGGCAACCTAAACGTCCAATGTCTTGTACAATTAGAGAAAGCTGGTACCATATTACAAATGACAAAGGATATCACCTTACACACGTTCATCCTGGAACAAGTTGGGGTGCAATTTTTTATGCTCAATCTAGCGAATGTGATCTAGATAGTATGAATGGTACTAATACTTGGTTTAATTTTAACACACACCAAGGTACTAAAGATGATGGCGCTGAGTGGTTTGAGCAACACTATTCATATACTAAGCCTCCGACTGAAGGAGATTTAATACTATTTCCGGGGTGGATACCGCATGACGCGGCACCTTATGCAGGTAAAGAGGATAGGATTGTCGTCAGCGCAAATACTAACTTTTATTATGAGAGGTAAAAATGTCTTACTTAGTAGTTGATAACTGTATAAAATGTAAACATATGGATTGCGTAGAAGTTTGTCCTGTAGACTGCTTCTATGAAGGCGAAGATATGTTGGTAATTAATCCTGATGAATGTATTGATTGCGGCGTATGTGAACCAGAGTGTCCTGTGGATGCTATAGTTGTTGAAGAATCGTTACCTGACGATGAACGACAAAAATGGTTTTCAATAAATCAGGTATATAGTAATAAATGGCCTAACATCACAGAGAAAGATGATAGCAAAGTTCCAACAGATGCGGAACAATGGGACGGAGTTCCTAACAAGTACGAGCAATTTATAGAAGTAAAGGAAGTAGAATGAACGTCAGACTAGTTAGTTATACAAAGCCAACTGAAGAATTTGTGCAAGAAGGTATGAGCAATAATGACTTGCTTGACCTAGTTGCTTATTGTGCTAGAGTATCTAACCCTAGTAATCAAATGAATACAGAAACAAGTGAGAAACTTGTAAAGTATTTGATTAAACATGCACATTGGTCGCCGTTGGAAATGGTTAATGCATGTATGGAAATTGTAACTACACGTGATATTGCACATCAAATTGTACGCCATCGTAGTTTTGCTTTTCAGGAATTTAGTCAAAGATATGCTAAGCCTGAAGATCAAGGCGACATGTTTATCTATAGTGAAGCAAGACTTCAAGACGAAAAGAATAGACAAAATTCTATTGAGGTAGAAGACAAGCAACTACAAACTGATTGGTTACATGCTCAGATGCGTATAGCACATCTTGCTAAAAAAGAATATGATCGTGCTATTAAAATGGGTATTGCAAAAGAGCAAGCACGTAAACTATTGCCAGAAGGTATAACTAAGACAACGTTATATATGAATGGTAGTTTGCGTAGCTGGATTCATTACATCGAATTGCGTGGTGCTAATGGTACACAAAAAGAGCATATGGAAATTGCACACGCCTGTGCTAAAGTTATTGCAGAAATCTTTCCTTTAGCAAAGGAACTTGTAAGTGAAACCTAAGTTTGTAGAAGCATATATGGACGTTGCAGAACGTTTTGCACAACTAAGTTCAGCAAAGCGTTTGAATGTAGGTGCGATTGTTGTAAAGGATGATCGTATTATTAGTATTGGATACAATGGTATGCCTACTGGCTGGGATAATTGTTGTGAAGAAGAAGTATTAGTTGATTACGGTAATAGAGTAAGCGATGCAAAATACGAACTAAAATCTAAGCCAGAGGTATTACACGCCGAGTCTAACGCAATCGCTAAACTAGCAAAGTCGCCCGAAAGTGGTGAAGGGGCGACTATTTTTATTACACACGCACCCTGTATAGATTGTGCTAAACTAATCTATCAAAGTGGAATTGCCGCTGTGTACTACAAGAATGATTATCGTAGTACACAGGGCATTGAGTTTTTAGTTAAATCTGATATTGAAGTAGTTAAAGTCTAACTATTCGTCGCCGTAAACTTGTAACACCTCCTTAACGGCTTCATGTCTTTCTATATCTCCCTGTGCAAAGTGGACTATGTCCAAATGGGTCGAATTACTGGTTTCTAACAGTTTAGTAAAGTTGATTAAACCGTTATCTTTGAGCCTGTCTGCTTGTGCTAAGTCGCCTGTAACAGCCATCATAGATCCTTCGCCTAAACGTGTCAGTAACATTTTCATTTGATTTTGTGTTGCATTTTGCATTTCATCTGCTAAGATAAAACTGTTTTTAAATGTTCTACCTCGCATATATGCTAGTGGAGCAATTTCAATTATGCCTTCTTCAATCATACTTTCGATTTCTCTAGCATTGAAATACTCACGTAGTACATCAAATATAGGTCTTGTCCAAGGAGCCATTTTTTGTTCTAATGTTCCTGGTAAAAATCCCAAATCTTCATCAACTGATACTGCTGGTCTAGTAACAATTATTTTATCAACCCTTCCTTCTTTAAACATTTTTACTGCTACCTGTACTGCTAACAGTGTTTTACCTGTTCCTGCAGGGCCGATTCCAAATACTATATCTTTGGTTTCGTCTAGTAGTCTTAGTACATATTGTTCTTGATGTTTATTTCTTGGAAGTATTTCAACAAATTTTTTCTTTTTGTGAAGATTAAGGTCAACTACATTATTGTAGTTTTGATTTGAACGCTTTAAAGCCTTTCTTTTTGCACCCATTCAGTCCTCCTATGAGTTATGGAATATTGCAGGGTAGTTTGTGTGTAGAACACACTTGCCCTACAAAATTATTTACCATTTCGATTTAGATAAAAACTTGTAAGTTATCTCATAACTACGATAAATAAGTGTGTAGGATATTCAAGGATTAAAAAACATGCATGACGTAGGCGACATCATATCAAACTTAGAAAAAATTTACGACTCTAATACTGCCTTCACAGTACTAAAAGATTTTGAAAGAGTTATAGATGAACTAGATCTTTATGTTTACAAGAACTGGGAAGACGGAGAACTTGCTGACGGGCCTAAGATAGGTAAGCATTGGGTAAGTTGTAAATTTATGTGGCCAAGAGATAAAATGCCTGATCCGATGGGAGGCAAAAGATTATTAGACTACGATTGTAAAGTTAAGTATGAAAAAACTTTTGTGATTAAACCTAGAAAGATACGTAGTCCAGATGACATGCGTATGGGAACAAAGAAAGGCAAACTTGATAGACACCCTGTATGGATTGTAGAAATTAGAATGCCTAAGAGTTTAGTACTAGATATTTACA